AAAGAAAGCAGGAGTTACACCTAAACAAAAAGGCAAACTCAATGCAGGTCTGGTCGCTTACTTAGCAAAGAAAAAAGGTAAATAATGAAAACAGCACTCACTCTCGACACACTGGTATTTCAATTGATATGGGGTTCATCCGTAAGAAGTTTGATCACTGGTAGCATTTATAAGGGTGAAAAATCTGTTAACTCCACACTGGAGGATGTTGTAGTCGGAACGATAGCAGTTTCCCCCGATGAATTTACACAAAGAGCTACCTGCAATATCAATTTCTACGTTCCTGATTTGAATGTAACAATTGGCGGTGTCTCTCAAAAAGTGCAAGATCGACTGAGACTTGAAAGCCTATCCAATTTAGTCATTAATTTATTTCCCAAAGTGGGAACTGATTATATTGCATGGATTGGTGACAGCCCAGGGAAAATCTTTAAAGAGGTTGGCGATATGCACTACGCAAATATCAGAATTGAATTTAATTTCACAAATTAAACAAAAAATAAAATGGCAAGTATTGTAACACAAGGTCTTTCAAAGATCGAAATTGCAACCATCTTAGCAGATGGAAGCACTGGAACCGCTTGGACTACACTCGGTAAAACAGCCGAAGATTCATGTATCCTTGCAACTGCTGCACCAACAGATACGGAAATATATGTTGAGGAGTCAGATGATCCATTTGTAGTAATATCAAAATCAGGTAAAACTACAATTTCATGGAAGTTATCAGATGCCGATGCAACCGCTATGGCAATGGTTATGGGTGGAACCGCAGTAGCAACTGCATGGACAGAGGCAGCAACTTTACCGAATATTGAAATGTCCGTAAAAGTAACTCCGTTAAAGGGTCATATCTGGACTTTTCCACGTGTAAAATTGATAGCCACATACGCAGCTACTTTTAACAAAAAGACTATTGCTACGGTTGATATTGTGGGGACTATTCTTACACCGAACAAGCCAGGGTTGACTTCCTCTTCAGCAACTCCGGTTGTTTAGACCTTATAAAGAGAGCCTCTGAAAAGGGGCTTTTTTTATTTAATTTAGAATGTTAAGAATCAAACAATGTTAACAAATGGCAAAACTAAAGATCAAAACAGTACAATATTTTCAATTTTATTGTCCTGCATGTGAGACAATACATGAGGTAAATGATTCGTGGGAAATAAATACCGATTTAAATAAACCAACTATTCGTCCATCTGTATTAGTAACAGCCAAAAGACAAAATGAAGAAGGAGTATATGTTGACTTTAAAAGATGTCATTCTTATGTAACAGATGGAACGATACAATATCTTGCAGACTGTATGCATTCTATGGCGGGACAAACTATTGAATTACCTGAAATATTATAACAATGGACGAAAAGAAAGCAGAAATAAATGAACTTGATCGGTTACTCGACAATGGAATTACATTTACGGTAAATCAGCAAGTCAAAAAATATAAGTTTCCATTCAGGTTTGAAAAGAAAATGATTGAACGTGAATTTGAGATACACGAATTTACATTGGGTGTTCTTGACCGTTTGAGCCTTGAATTTATCAACCTTGAAATTGATGAAAACGAGTTTAACGATGACTTCGTGAATACGCTAAATGTAGCACATAAACTCACAGGGAAGCATTGTAAGAGACTTGCACGTATAACCGCTATTGCAGCACTCGGTATCAATTATCGTGATAAGAAACAGCTTAAAAAGACTACTGACCTATTCTTTGAAACACTTACACCTAAAAAACTCATTCAGCTTGTACAAATCATAAATACCATGAGTAATTTAGGGGATTTTATGAACTCTATTCGATTGATGAGCGGGAGCAGGACGACGAAACCGAAACGGATAGAGGACGAACAACTGGGTTAAAAAGTCCTTATGGAATACGTGGATCTATTTGTAAAGAATATGGTTGGACGTGGGAATACTTACACTATGGTATAGCATGGTCAATCGTAGAACGTATTTTAATTGATGCACCGGGATATGAAACTGGGAAAGAGAAAAAGAAAATCAAAGTCACTGATGATAATTCAGAACAAATTGCAAACTTTATAAATCAACTGGGATGCCAACAAATATAAATAATGCCCTCGAATTTGATGCAGTCGTAAATGATGCACAATTTACAGCCGCAAATCAACGGATGCAGGACAACATTCGTAATACTGCAAATGTGGCCGCTACTGAATCTGGTAAGATAGATAGCGCATTTATAGAGGCTGGAGCGGGAGCAGGAAAGGCTATGTCAGATTTTGCGTTAAAGTCGGCAGCCCAAATGAAGGAAACGATAACGGCACAGATTGGTGAGGTAAGAAGGCTTGAGATGGAACTTGAAAGGCTAAAGGTCGTTCAAAGTACAACCACAAGATCACAGGATTTAAGCAAAGTAAATTTAGCTGTAGGTTCAACTGGCCGTAGTTTGATAGATGAAAAGTCAAACTTGGTAGAAATGCAATCACTTTATGCTGCTAAATCCACAGCAGATAAAGAAGCACTTTCAAATCAGGATAAACGAATAGCCGGCAATGCAAAAGAAGCTGAATCACACAGAGGTTTAATATCAACTTTACGTGCATGGATGACAGCAGTTTTTGCTATCGGTATGGTAGCAGGTTTTGTCAATCAAATCATAAAGATACGAGGCGAATTTCAACAACTTGCTATTTCATTTGAAACCTTGTTAGGTAGTAAAATAAAAGCAGATGCTTTAATGGCACAAGTTTTAGACCTTTCATCAAAAACACCGTTTCAGATATTAGATATTGCAACCGGAGCAAAACAGTTATTAGCCTATGGTTTTGCAGCTCAAGATGTGATTAAAGATTTAAAAATGATTGGTGATGTTGCGGCTGGTGTCGGTAAACCTATTGGTGATATTGTGTACTTATATGGCACTACGCTTACACAGGGCAGACTTTATTCACGTGATGTACTCCAATTCACAACAAGGGGTGTGCCTATCTTACAGGAACTCGCAAAGGTTTTAGGGGTAAATGTTAATCAGGTTCAAAAACTTGTTATTGCTGGTAAGATTGGTTTTCCTGAAGTGCAAAAGGCATTTGAAAGCATGACGGGTTCAGGTGGTAAGTTCAATAACCTTACTGAAAAACTTACTGGTTCTGTTACTGGTCAAATGTCAAATTTGAAAGATGCTTATACCAAAATGGTTAACAATATTGGAGAAAGCAATCAGGGTGTAATCTATTCGGGTATATCTGGGATTAAGTTTTTAATTCAAAATTATCAATCTGTTGTTACTGTTTTGGGAACGCTTGTAGGTGTTTATGGATCATACAAGGCAGCTGTTATGGTAACTAATTTAGTCAATGCTGAACAAATAGCACTAGAGACGGCCAAAAAGGTCGCAATAGAAGGAACCACCGTAGCAACCGAAGCATCAAATACTGCCATGAAAGCTAATGCAGTAGGCATATTAGTTGCTGGTTTAGCATTAGCTGGGGCAGCTATTTATCAAATGGCCACACATCAAACTGACTTACAAAAAGCATTAACTAAAACCAGTGTAGAAATTGAAAACGAAAAAGATAAAGTATATTCTTTATTTGCTAGTTTAAAACTGGCAGCCGCAGGATCAAAAGAATATGAAAACGCGAAGAAAGCCATTATCGGAGCGTATGGGGATTATTTCCCTGCTCAAATTTTGGAGTTAAAAAACCTTGACAATATCAAGAAAGCTCAAGATATGGTAACGGAGGCCATAACAAGAAATATAGCAGCAAGGATTGAGCAGGAAGCAGTAACATCTATAAACGCAAAATATAATGAACAGATTCAACCAGAACTACAATCAGCCATTGAAAGCATAAAGAAGGAAGCCGGAGGAGAAAACGCTGGTTTTGCCACAGCCAGATTAAGCACTTGGATTGAAAAGGTAAAACAGGGTGATATTACGGTATCACAATTTTATGATGCTTGGAATGCCTTGCTTAAATCGTTTGGTATGAATATAAATACACAAGGCGGAGCCAATATGTATTTAACGGGAATTACAACTAATTTAAGAAGAATACAAGAAGAGACAAAGAATACAACCGCTGGTTTTGCTAAATTCGATAAGATTCTTGTAGACCTAGCAAAAGCCGCAAAAATAGAAATGTCAAATCCTAGACAAATGCTAATAGATGCCAGAGAAGCCCTTGTTGGTACTGAAAAGACTTTGGCAGAATTAAGATCAGGAAAAAAGAAAACCCCCGACGTTATAGCCGCAATTGATGCAGCACAGGCAGATGCAGACGCACAAAAAGCATTGATTACAAAATTAACAGGCGAAACAGCAGCACAACAAAAAAGAATTGACGACACTAAGCAAAAGGCACTCGAAGCATCAAACAAAGCACTTGAAGCACTCGAAACAAAACATTTAGCCAATTTAGAGGAATTTGAGAATTACAGAAACGGAATTACTTCGCAGGCTATTGCTAATATGACTGATGGAATAGCTAAAGAAAAAATGTTAAGCGAACTTCAATACACCAATAGAATAAAAGCCATTGACAAAGAAAAGGATGCTATTTTAAAACAATTAAATCAAAGACAACAAGAAAATAACAAGGCAAAAGGAATAAAAGGAGGTACTCCAATAACGTCTTTAACTGGTCAGGAGTTGACAGATGACATGCAAAAAAGGGTAAACGCAACTCAGGAACTTACAGCCAGAAACGTTAAAATTGAAAGTGATTCAGCCAAAAAAATAGCCGATCTTTGGGAACAAGTTGATAGTGGTAGAATTGATGGACTTGAAAGCATTTCTAGGAAATATGACAAGCTAAGAAAAGATAATGCTGAATCAATTGCTAAAGACCCCGGACTTGGACTTGCGCTGGCAGACAATCAAGCCAGAGAGGTTGAAGAAATAAGAATGAAATACAAACTTCAAAGTATTGATACACAGGAGCAACTTGATATTGCAATTGCAAATGCTACCATTAAAAACAAAACAGAATTAGAACAAAAATTGTTTGATATTTGGAAAAAAGCACAGGAAGACAGAGCAGCGTATTTGTCAAAAGGAACACCCGAAGAAAAAAAACAATCTAAGGCGATTACGGAAAACGTCAAAGGAGAGACAATAAAATTTGATTTTGATAAATTAGAAAAAGAAATTCAAAAGTTCACCGATTACGCAGTATTGGCTGGTAATTCACTTACAGCAATATTTGACAGCTTTGGTAATGAAAAACTATCTTCAGATATTTCAGACGTAACTGGACTTGTAAGTGCGGCTGGGCAAACTGGAATAGGTGTAGCAAAAATCATGTCAGGCGATTTAATTGGAGGCTTCAAGGATGCCGTTACTGGTATATCAAATTTCATTGTTGGACTGAATAAAATGAATGACAAGAAGTACGAAAACGACATTATCGCACTTCAGAAACAAGTTGATGCGCTTAAAATTGCATATGACGATTTGGGCAAGTCAATAGAAAAGGCATACTCAAATTCAAAGGCTAATTTAATAGCCCAGGAAACTGAAAATCTCAAAAAGCAAAACGAATTAATTGCAAAACAAAGAGCAGACGAGGAAAATAAAAAGAAAAAAGATCAGGGCAAAATTGATGCTTATGATGCGGCGACAAAAGCAAATAATCAAACTATTGAGGACAATAAACAGGCTGCAATAGATGCTATCAACGGCACTGATATTTCTACTGCTATTGACGACTTCGCTAATGCCTATGCCGACGCTTGGAGTGCCGGTACCGATGCAGCGGTAGCTTCTACGACCTTAGTTGCCAGTCTCATTCGTACGGCCATTATAGGCATGCTAAAGGATAAATTATCACCAGAGGTTAAATTATTTATGGACGAACTATCAAAAGACATTGCAAACGGTGTAATTGATGCAGAAGAACAGGCCCGTTTGGACGCATTGACCGCTGGAATGACAAGTACGTCAAATCAATTTTTAGGTACTACCGGAAACCTTATTAAGCCTGCACTTGGAACCGCCGCTTCTTCAACTTTGGCGGGTGCAATTCAGTCTCAAATAACGGAATCGACAGCCGGAGAACTTGCAGGTTTATTCCGAAAGCAGTCGGACGATACTCGTAAACTTGTTGATTGGTCAAGCGTGGCTACATTACATTTTCAGAATATTGAAATAAATACATATAATACAAGTGTGAACACTTTGAATACGGTTAAATCAATTGATAATTCACTTACAATATTAGCAAAAATAAGCCAGAACACTGGTCAACCATCATTAAGAGGATTTTAATATGAAAAACTTAATTGAACAACTTAAAAAAGATGCAGTTTCAAAAGGGTTATGCGAACTTTGGCAGGCAAAGTTTAAGACAGATTTAAGCCTGAAAATGCTTTGCAAAATGTATATCAAAGGGATTGACTTTTGTATATCGGAAGACTATCCAACTTTGGACTTTTTGCGTGATGAAATGAAAGGACAGTGTGAACCGTTTGGAATATTTATTGATGACCTTGTGCAAAGTTCCAATATGACAGACGTTGTGTTAAATGGTAAATGCAAAGCTGAGTTATCGTATTTTGATTATTCAGTTTGTAGGATTTATGCAAGACACGATTCTGTCGTAGACATTAAAGCCTCTGAAAACGCTTATCTAACAATTGACTGTTTTGATAACTCTGTTTTGAATATCAATGCAACGGATAAAAGTAAGGTAACAGTTGCTCAATACGGTAATTCAATCGTAAATGTTCGTGGTAATTTGGAAAACATTTTAATAAGGAAAATGAATAAAAAAACTTACTAATTTAGAATGAAAATAAATTACATTCAAATGTTAGGATTAATGAAATAGTGTGTATATTTGTGAACTCAATGGTCAGATTGATAACGAAACTGTAACTAAGTTACACAACCCGCAAAGTAGCTGACCCTACGATGCGGGTTTAATTTTTAAAACCAAAACAATTATTATGAAAGCAACAAAAACAATTGTAACGTATTCTCAATTCGAGATTGCAGAAGCAAACTTCACAATTCAGGGCACAGCCCCAGTTATCATTCACAAATTTTCAGCTAAGGCTCAAAAGATGATTGAAGACAAACAGGCACAAAAATCCAAAGGTGGCAGGTCGGCAAGAAATCCAGAAGAGGAATGCAATGAAGCTACTTATTTTATGAACGACGGTGTTCGTTTCGGTTTTCCTTCTGGCGGCTTTAAGGCTGCAATGATTAGGGCTGGTAAACAGCTAGGTTATGTAATGGCAGATTTAAAGGGTTGGTTTTTTGTCGTAGCAGACGAAAGCGAAACAAACCTTGTTGAGATCATTGGAACACCTAGAATGCGTACTGATATGGTTCGTATAGGTATGGGTTCGGCAGATGTAAGATACCGTCCTGAATTTCCAGAATGGAAGGCTATTTTAAGAATCCAATATAACAACAAATGTATTTCAGCAGAACAACTGGCAGAGCTTATTGCATTGGCTGGGTTTAGCTGTGGTATCGGTGACTGGAGACCTGAAAAGTCCGCTACTGGCAACTTTGGTACTTGGAAACTTGTTTAAATAATTAAGGCAGGTAAGGTATGGTAAGGTGAGGTGGGGTAAGGTTAGGTCTGGTGAGGCAGGTTAGGTCTGGTAGGTTTTGGTGAGGTTCGGCAGGTTTGGTGCGTTATGGTTTGGTGGGGTTAGGTAAGGTTTGGTTTGGCAGGTAAGGTGAGGTTCGGCAGGTGCGGAGAGGTATGGTGAGGTGGGGTCTGGTGAGGCAGGTAGGGTAAGGTATGGTGAGGTAAGGTTAGGTGGGGTTGGGTAAGGCAGGTGAGGTAAGGTGCGGTCTGGTGAGGTACGGTAAGGTAAGGTAAGGTAAGGCAGGTAATAATTTAACAATTTAAAATAAATCAAATGGAAGAAAAAAAGTATTCATTCAGAGATGGCTATAACTGCAAAGCTAATCCAGAAATAGTCGGCAAAAGAATTGAGAAACTCGAAAAGAAAAACAATGGTGAGGTAACTCCCGAATTAGTGGTCGAGGACGCAAAAAATGAAAAGTCGCCACTGCATAATTGTTTCGAGTGGAATAATGACAAGGCTGGAGAAAGGTATAGGATACAGCAAGCACGTAGCTTATTGGGTTCATTGGTAGTTGATATTATAATTGTCAAAGAATCCATAGAAGTTAGGGCTTTTGTAAATCTAAAAACACCCGACAAAGAACAATCTTATTGTTCGTTTTTAATTGCAAAAGACGATAAATACAAAATGGGGCTTATTTTACAACAGGCTAAAAACGATTTAATTCGCTATACTGAAAGGTATAAGATTTATAAAGAATTGCTCGAAATAACACAACAAATAAAGGTGATTGCAGAATCCATTGAAGTATAAATTAATCTTAAAAACAAACATTATGAAAGTAAAATTGCAAGTAATAAATGAATTAAAAGGAACCGAACCGAAAATAGCATCTGTGAAAAGCGTAGTGGATATGACTTTTTGTTATAGTGTGATTGAAACTATATTTTACAGTATAGATGCTATTTACCCTGTTAAGTTTGGCGAAGGAAGGACTGACAAAACAGTAATAAGCTCAGGCGGAAAAAATTATGTTTGTCCTATGTCTATTGAAAAAGTTGAAAAAATAATCGACGATAGCATTCACGAACTTAAAGGATTTGAATCCCAAACCTTAAAACCTTCTGATTGTAAAAAACAGACTGACGATTTTGAAAAAGAACGATTTAGACGTATATGTTTCTACGTGAAAGAATTCGGTGACACTTTAGAAGATGCAATTATCAGAGAAGATGGCGAAAAAGTAGTTTTTACGGAATCTGACAAAAATACAATTTCAATAAAAGGAGTTATGATTGGTGACAATGTTTTAGTTTATAAGTTTAAAAAAATATAAACTTCAATAATTAAGCAATCATTAAAAATAAAAACCTCATAATTCATTTTATGGGGTTTTATTTTGTACTTTTATTGCAATATATTTAAAATCATGAGCTACACACTTAATTCTATTGACATTTCCACGTATTCGCTAATTCCTGTTCAAGGATCTGACACGAATATAGCCCTCGCAGGTTGTTTTGATTTGCCCGCAAGAATAGGTCAAACTGAATATGATTGGCAGGATTCGGATTCAATCGAACCCTACGTTGCAAGTGAAGATATGGGCTTTGCTGGTCGTGACATTGTATTTACTGCAATGATTAAAGACACTAAAACAGGTGCAGCAACGAAGTTAAACACGTTTTATACTGCAATAAACGCTTGGACAGGAACTAAACCTTTTTCAACTCCATACGGTGTATTTTACAATGTTTATGTCAAATCGGTAAATGTGGTTCAATATATCAGTGTTTCGCTTGTTACAATAACGTTACATGAACCTAAACCAGTATTGACCTATGGATTTATGCCTTCAACTGCATCAAGTACTAATATGATTGATGGCATTCCTTTTACTTCATTCGGTCTTTATGTATCAAATCAAACAGATAAAGTAAGTCTACCGGAATTAAAGAAAATGGATTACACTGCTTATCTTGTTGAAAAGTTTAAGAAAGTCAAACGTTCGGCATTGGATTTTAAGATTGAAGGTTTTATTGTCGGCAATGATGTGAGTAATTTCTTGGATAATGTTTTTGCATTACAGAACATATTTGCAAGTCCAGGGTTACGATCAATAGTTTTAAATGGTAATTCGGCAATCAGTTGTTATGCAAAATCAGGGTTTCAGATTACTTCTGTACAGAAATTAGATAAAATATATGCTAAATTTTCAATCAGCTTGACAATTGCAAATTAAATGACTATTTTTGTAATGCTACTCAGATAACATGAAAAAATTAAATCACCTCTTAGAATCATTGCCAAATTGACCATATCGGACAGACTGGGTAGCCTTTGATTTTAAGAGGTGTTTTTTATTATGAAAGAAATAAAATTAAGTCAACAAGGGAGGAATAAAAATAAATATACCGCCATTGTAGACGACGATAACTATGATCGTTTAAATCAAATTATGTGGCATGTAATAATAAGCAAACGTACAAATTACGCAAAAACTGGTATAAAGAGAAATGGTAATAATAGCACACCATCTATGCACGGTCTAATAATGGGAGACAACCCGTTGGGCTTAGATATAGATCATAAAAATAGAAATGGTTTGCATAATTATAGATTAAATTTGAGGTTTTGTACTAAATCTCAAAATAATATGAACGCTAAAAAAAGAAAAAATACAACTTCTAAATATAAAGGGGTATGCTGGGATAAGGCCAGAAATAAATATGCAGCTAGAATTTCATTTAATGGTAAAAAGATAAATCTAGGACGTTTTGATACTGAAATTGAAGCCGCATTAATGACAATGATAACAGACGTCTTGGATGAACATCTATATGAGCTTCAAAAGGCTAATCCTGCGTTGTATTGGGACGTAATGCACGAGTTACACATTAAGATCAATGGACCACATTTTGATGAGAAAACCGCTTTGTATGCCGTTTCTATGATGCAAAACGGCGACGGTACTGTTGGCGAACATTGGACGTATGCGCAAACTGACGAAGTTGCAAAGTCAACTGGTTTAGTATTTGATAAGTTCAATTCATGGGACTGGTACTTTACCTTAAATATGATGTACAGCGATTATTACAGCCTATTTTCATTGAATACCGATACCTACATTTCACTTGCAAAAGCCTATTTGATGGACGTTGATGTAAGCGAAGGAAAGGCATATAAATATTGGAGCTTTGTTGTTTGCTCATAAAACTGAAACATTTTATAAAAATTAGCCTGTAATTTACGTTACGGGCTTTTTTATTTCGTACATTTGTTTAATACTTAACAATTCGTTTAAAATTAAACAATATGCGTGGAGTAAAATACATAAGATATATTGGTGTATATAGGATACAATCAATAATCAAACCTGAGCTGTCTTACATTGGTGGAACTATTGATATTACAAGAAGGTGGCAAAATCATATTACATCACTAAAAAGAAATGAACACGATAACTCGAGACTACAAGAACACTTTAATAAATACGGAGAATCAGATTTACAGTTTTCAATTTTAATATGTTGTAATAAAGACGAATTATCCAAACAAGAACAATTCTTTTTAGATTCACATAATCCATTGTTTAATATTTGTCCAGTTGTCGGGAATGTAATGGGTGGAAGAAACCATACAGAAGAATCAAGGCAAAAGATGAGAAAGCCTATGTCGGAAGAAGCAAAAGCAAATATGAGAAAGCCAAAATCTGATATAGCAAGGGCACACATGAGTATTAGCCAAAAGGGTAAAACTTTTACTGAAGAAACAAGACTAAAACTTAGTATTGCTGCAAAAAAAGATCACATATTAAGAAAACAAAATAAATTAAACAATTTAATAACACTAAACGTATGAGCCAAAAACGCTTTCCCTCCGAATTATCCGAATTACTAGTACCCGTTTTATCTGACAAGTTGATGATTCACGACCTTTCCACAGGTCAAACGATGTGGTGTACTGTGGCTGAACTATTTGCGGCTTTATTATCAGGTGCAGCCACCTTCAATTCGAGTGTGAGTGCTACACAGTTTAATGCTTCTACCTCAATGAAAATTGGTATAACTATAAGTACAACATACGGACAATTTGTTTTAGTTCAATCTACTGTTGCAGCACCTAGTTTTGTAAGAGGTATTCAGGTAGTTCATCCAAGTGGGACAGTAGACGCTGGAGGTTACATTTCAATGTCAATGACTGGTACGAATGAAGGTGCTATACAAGTTGGTACTGATAATCTATCAGGTGTATTAAAACTTAATCCAAGTGGTGGTCAAGTTAAAATCCCTTCAACAACCCCCTCAACCTCATCAACAACAGGTGCATTGGTTGTTAGTGGTGGCGTTGGAATAGCTGACGGTATTTGGTTAGGTAATGATAATGCACATAAACCCGGCACAGGCGGTCTATGGACAGTTGTTTCAGACATACGCATCAAAAAAGACATTGAACTCGCAGATTTAGACCGTTGCTATGAAATAGTCAAATCGACACCATTAAAACGATACGGTTATGCCGATGGAATTTATTCAGATGAACAAGTAAAAGACCGACATTCTTTAGGTTGGATTGCTCAGGACGTTCAAAAAGTATTTCCACAGGCAGTTTCAGAGTTTAAATTTGAGAAAGCCGAAAAGCTACCTGACGGTTTTGAAGAATATCAAGAACAGGAATTTGAAATGGTTGATAAAGAAACCGTATCAATTGAAATGGTTGATGGTAAACCAGTTCAGGTTAAAAAAGTCATTCAGGAAAAGGTAATGCTTTCAGATGAATTACCTGTTTTAGATGAAAGCGGAAACCCTGTTATTGAAAAGATTGAAACAGGAAAAGATGAAGAAGGTAACCCAATATTTGAAGATAAACCATTGACTTATTCAGTTCCAAGAATGAAAACTTTGCAAAGAGAAAAGTTCAAACATGAAACTATTGATGACTGTTTGGATCTCAATTCTGGGCAACTGTATGCCGCAATGTACGGTGCTTTACAATGTGCGATGAAAAAAATTGAAGTTTTGGAAGCTAAACTTGCAAACATCTAATCAATGGATATTTTAAGAAGTGGTCTGGTAATTGCAACGATTGACCTTGATGAATCGAGTACTTTCAAGCAGTCTATAATGTCTGAAAATGTGCTGAATATCAGTTACATTTCAAGTACTATTTTGCCAATTATGATATCGGATTACGTGATTTTTAACACGGAAACTTATCGGTTGAACCGATTACCAGACATTACCAAAATATCAAATAGCGAGTTTCAGTACACTTTTCAGTTGGAAGGTCAATTATATGACCTCTTTAATATGATGTTGATTTCCAGTGATGGGTTAATGGACTTCTCGTATACTGCTCAGGGCTATGAGTACATTGATATGATCGTAGCATCAATGAATATTGTTGATCCTATCCATGATTGGACACGTGGTACGGTTGACACAACAATAGATTTAAACATTGACTTTGCGGGGGATACTTGTCGTTCAGCTTTAACCAAAATAGCCGAAGCTTTCAAACTTGAATTTAGCCTCTCTGGTAAGACTATTTCAATGGTTGCTAAGATTGGTTCATCTACATCTTATTCGTTTCAATACGGGCGTAATAATGGCTTATATCAGCTTGTAAGGAAACAGGTACAGGATTCAAATGTATGCACCAGAATTTATGGGTTTGGCGGCGACAAGAATATACCAGTCAGTTATCGTGGAGCAGCTAAAAAACTGGTATTTGAAGTTTCAGGTAACAGGTACCTTGAAAACAACGTTTCGCTTTATGGTTTAAAAGTTGGTCGTTATATCAATGAAGATATTTTTCCACAATTTTCAGGAACTGGAGCGGGTCATGTTACAAATGTTAATATGATTTTTGATCCTACTACTGGGGTATTTGACCACGTTAACAGCTATATTGAGGATTCTGCAATTGATTTTGACCTTAACGGACAAAAGATTGACGGACAAACTCCCGTGATAGTCTTCAAATCAGGTGACTTATCAGGTCAGGAATTTGAAATATGGAAGTACGATGCAATCACAAAGCGGATGTACATAAATCCAAATACGGAAACTGATGGATATGTTTTACCAAACGATTATAACAAACCTATCGTTGGCGATACTTACATATTAACAGGTATCATAATGCCTGATACCTATGTGACAGCAGCGGAAACAGCTTTACAAACAGCTACTCAAACATACTTAAATCAAAATTCAGTACCACAAGTTGTTTATGACTTACAGATTGACCCTAAATATGTAAAGGCAAACTCAATCACGGTTAAGGTTGGTGATATTGTTCATGTTACAGATACCGATTTAGGAGTTGACAGCGATATACGAATATCTGAATTAAGTTATCCAATTGTAAATCCTAATAAAATTACGTGTGTAATTGCTGATTTTGTGCCTTATACACTTCAACAACTTATCGTTAGAACCATTATTCAGGAACCGATAAAAACCGTTATCGTAAAACGTAAAGCAGCGGAACAAGCACGAATAAACACTATAAAACAGAAACAGTTAAGGGATTCAATATTCGATGCTGATAATTACTTTCAGCCCGGCAATATTAAACCGTTCTCTATTGACACCAATAGCTTAACAGTCGGCACAAAATCACAAGACTTCATACTTTCAGGTGTATCAATTAAGCCTAATTTTGATGCAAACCCGAATAGTATCAATATTTCATCAGGTGACTTGATCCATAATCAAATAAGCATTACAGCAGGTTCAGATTGGGTAATGTCGGCATTAAGTACAACAGGATTAACTCCAACATCAAAGTATTACATTTACGCAAAGTGTTCTAAAGCAGCATTAACAGGTGTTTGGTATATCACAACGGCTCAAATGCAAAGCGACGGTACCGACGGAAACTATTATTTTCTGGTAGGTTTACTCTTTGTAGTGGCTGACGGTCGCAGGGATTTTAGCATGCTTAATGGAATGGTTTATATCAGTGGCGACACAATAACAGGCGGCAGGATACAAAGCATTGACGGCATAAACTATTTTGGGCTTTCAGATAGCACGCTTAATGTTGGCGATCCTTCAGGAGATGGAGCTGACTGGGATGTTTCAAATCCAGGTAAATTTACAATCAGGGGTGGCTTAGTTCAAAGTCCTTCGGGGGTAACTTTCCCTTTGCCAGTTTTTAGGGGTACTTACAATCCAGCAGTAGTTTATTACAAGGGAGAGCAAGTTACTTACGGTTCATCATGGACTTATATTAACGATACTCCCGGAGCAGGTCATACACCCGCTGAAAATACATATTGGACACAAGGTGTTGTTGGCGCAACTGGGGCAAATGGTATCTCAATTGTTCATTACGGCTCGTATGCGAGTGCCGCTGATTTAATTGCAGCAAAAGGCGCGATGTTTTCAACTCTTATTGCAGATAATGGCGATGAGATTTTAACCGATGCAGGAGACAATATTCTTGTCACTTCGGCAATGGACGGTTGGGCTTACTACAACACTACCGATAAAAAGAGTTATGTTTACTTTGATCCTTCGTGGTATGTGCTATCAATTGATGGACATACACCAATTAAGGGTGTTGATTACAACGACGGCTCACAGGGCGTAGCTGGTCAAAATGGAACGTCTCAAATACCACAAGGTAATTATGCTAATGCGGCCGCACTGATAGCTGCAAAAGGGGCTTTACAGGATGGTTGGTGGTATTACAATACTACCGATAAAAAGAGCTATTCATATCAGGGCGGTACTTGGTATCAAATGACAATTGATGGGTTGCCGGGCGAACCGGGACAAAATGGTTTTTCTATCGTTTGGCATGGTGAAGCAGCAGCTCCAGATCCAACCTGGGCAATAGAAAATCACGTTTACAGAGATACCGACAACGGATATGTGTATATTTATCACGGTACAGCTTGGTCTTTAATGGTTGTGGACGGCAATGATGGCCCACAGGGAACACCGGGCTCAAACGGGCTTAGCGTGTTCATTACTTATCACGATAATGCAATAACAAGCACACCTTCAACTCCAACAGGAAATGGCACAACAGGTGGTTGGCATACGTTACCCTCAACGTCTGTAAGATGGATGTCTCAAAAGGTTTCCGCGGATTCAACTTCAGGCACCTGGGGTTCACCAATAATCATTCAAGGTCCAAAGGGAGATACCGGATTAACGGGTGACTATACAGAGGAACGTTTTCAAAAGAACGGTTCTCCGGTTTCACCTCCGACGCTTACAAATACCGATACCATTCCTAGCGGTTGGGATATAGCCGAGCCTACAGTAGGAGCATTAGAATATGAATGGTGGATAAGCGTAGTAAAAACGGGAGCAGGCGTTTTGAAAGGGACATGGAGCGCACCAAAAAGAAAAACACCTGTTGATGGATTGCCGGGAGCAACTGGAGCTACAGGAGCAACCGGAGCAACCGGAGGATTAGGTCCTATTGGCCCTTCGCCTGTATATCGGGGAATTTACGATGCAGGAACTACTTATTACGGTAATTCGACAAGGGTTGATATTGTAAAATATGGCGGTTCGTATTACGTTTATCGGGTTGACTTTGGTTCAAGCGCAGGGGCAACACCTGACAATACAGCTTATGCAAATCCATTCGGTGCAACGTTTGAAAGTATCGCAACTCAAGTTTTATTTGCAGAGGAATCATACATCGACAATTTAGTCACGAGAAAATTGGCTGGTATAGGTAGCAACGGAAATACAGTTACCATTGATCCTGCCACTCCGTCTTTTACCATGGGAAGTAGCTCACAAACTACATTAGAAATTAAGCCAGTAGGAACAAACGGTACACCTCAGGTTTATATGAAAAGTTATGTTTCTGGTTTTCTTGCCTATGAAACGTGGATATATGCAGACCTTGTCCAAATGAGAAATAATTATAATGGTAAATACTCTACATTTGGGGCAAGTTCAACCGAAATACAGGGATCTTTGGCATTCACCGATGTTGTGGGATGGAATGCGGGACATCCAAGTGGAGGCGGTGTTGCTAAAAAACTATGGGTAGACAAAAGTACTGGTTTGTTTTATTGCGATGATTAATCATTCATTGTAAGTTGTATTTATGTTTGTTGATTGATTAATAGTTATCAAATTAAAATTCAATAAATTAAGCAAAAAATACGGGTGTACATAATATTCTACATTTGAATAATTATCGTAATAAGGTGAACCAGTTGGCAAACCCTGAAATGCTATTTTAATTCCTGTTTGTCTTATTTTAAAAATACCTGATTTTTGTCCTGATTTTATAGTTCCAATATTTACAACGGAAACAAGTTTATCATTTACAAAAGTATAAGCCATTGTTTCATACATTGTAAACGAAGTATTATTCTGTATCTGAAAACTTGTGAGTTGCTCTTCTTTTTGGCAGCCAATTACGATAACAAGCAATCCAATAATCCACAGGATACAGGATTTTCTAAAAAACTTTGATTTAAAATAAACTGATAATGTTTCTGAATTTTTCATAATGTTTAGTTTTGGTTGAGACAAATGTAAACCAAAAATTAAACATTTTTACACGTTGTTAATTTCTTAACACAATTTATTCCATATCTTTGTTTTAATTGTGTATATTTGTACAAAAAAGATGGGCAATTACAAATATATTGATGCAAGCGAGAAAGAAGCATTTAATTGGTGTGTAATTAAGATAAGGAAAAAAATAAAGAAGGTTAAAAATATTGACGATGCTTCTTTTGCAAAAATTTACATTGATCTTTATGAAATGTGCGAAAACATGGATTATTATTATTTGGTAAGAAATAATCCGTACAAAGCATTAACAACAAAATATCCTGAAATGATTAAAGTCTTATTTTTTCCAAGTAAATC